CTGCAGTTTTCGTTGCAACCTTGTTCCATTCAGGCACAAATGCTCACTTTATGCATTTGCAGACGGACAGTTACGCCAAGCACGTTGCGCTGGGTGAATACTACGATGGCATTATTGATTTGACAGACAAATGGGCCGAGGCTTATCAAGGGTCTTATGAAATTATTAAATCCTATCCAAAGGATTTTCATTTGGCTACTGATCCCGTTAAATACATGACAAGCGTAAAAGCGTTTGTTAAAGACATTCGTGACGAATTGCCTAAAGACTCAGAGTTACAAAACATTGTGGACGAGATTGCTGATCTCATTGATTCAACACTTTACAAACTAAAGGCGTTCAAATAATGGCTGATCCGAAACAAATTGCTGACGCATTGGCTCAAGACCAATTGCTTGCCCAATTTAATCGGAACGAAGCCCAAGCGCAGCCGTGGTACATGAAACCAATGGATATGGAAGGTCGAGCGACATTCTTGCCGTTTAAGGATACGCTGCCAGGCTCTGTAATGAATCAACGTGAATTAGCGTTGCCAGGGCTATTAGCGGGTGCGGTCAACGCATTTACAGCACCTAGTCGAGTGTCCACGCAAGGGTTTGACGCACCAGAAGAAGCGTTAAATTTAGCCACAAACGTTTTTGGCGGTGGCATTACAACTGGCAAGATGATGCGAAACCCAACAGGTGTGGGTGGTACGGATTTAGCGTTAAATGTTTATCATGGCACACCGCATGAGATTAAAGGCGGTTTTGATTTAGCTAAAGTTGGAACTGGCGAAGGCGCTCAATCATATGGTCATGGAATTTATTTTGCTGAAAGCCCTGGCGTAGCTAAAAGTTACGCTCAAAACCTTGCTGATTACCAAATAAACCCTGAATACTTGGCAGCGCAAAAAAGGCAACAAGACTTTTCAGAAACATTAGCAAAAAGATACAAAATTGATGCGTTAATACCATCAGAAGAAGTTAAATTTAATCCTGAGAAATTTCCGCCAAGAGTAGTAAACGCAACAAAAAAACTAGACGAGCTAGAGCAAGCTGCTTACGAAAAGGCAAGACAAGGCAATTTGTACAAAGCAGATATACCTGACGCTGCAATACCAATGATGCTTAATTGGGATAAACCATTAAACCAACAACCTGACATATTACAAAATATAAAAATGTTAGGTGAACGGCAAGATATGCCTAAAGGATTTACTCAAGCACTAGAGCGTGCGCTCGAAAGCAAACACTTTGATGGTCAAGATTTGTATTATGAATTAACAAAAATTTACAAAAATCCTGTTGATTTATCAAAAGTGATGGAAGAATCTGGGATTACAGGAATACGTTATTTGGATCAAGGTAGCAGAGCTGAAGGTAAAGGTACAAGCAACTTTGTAGTGTTTAGACCTGAAACCGTTGAAATTCTTGAACGCAATGGCATACCAACAAGAAAAGAGCTATTACAACAAGAGTTTGATAAGCTAGATAAATAAGTTAAACTTAAAATATCTTAAATCTACGACAATTGAGAAAGATATGCAGCAAGCTAAAGTAGCTAAAACTAGATCAAGGGTTGGTGGTCGAGCCGTAGGTACGCCTAATAAGTCCACAGCGAAAGCTAGAGAGGCGATTGCAGCGTTCGTGGATGGTAATGCCCACCTATTGCAAACGTGGCTTGAGCAGATCGCTACGGATGAACGGTACGGGCCAAAGACAGCGTTTGAATGTTTTATGGCTGTCGCTGAGTACCACGTTCCCAAACTTGCACGAACCGAACATACTGGCGCTAATGATGGCCCAATTGAATTGGTGGTCAAGTGGCAAGACGGGAAGTAACGCTGCCCTACTCACCACGGGGGGCGTTCAAACCGTTTCACAACCGCACCGAGCGTTGGGGTTGCTTAGTAGCACACAGACGAGCGGGCAAAACTGTCGCAGCAATTAACGACATTATCAGGGCTGCGCTCATGTGCAAAAGCCCAAATCCATCATTTGCATACATTGCGCCATTCAGATCACAAGCTAAATCTGTGGCTTGGGATTACCTTAAACACTTTTCTCGTCCAGTTCTCGCATCGAGCAATGAGGCTGAGTTAACTATTGAGCTTATAACTGGCGGCAAGATCAGATTGTTCGGCGCTGACAACGCTGATGCTATGCGAGGTTTGGGCTTTGATGGCGTATTCATGGATGAATATGGTGATTTTAAGCCTAGTGTTTGGGGTAATGTCATAAGACCCACTCTCAGTTCAACGCAAGGTTGGGCGGTATTTGCTGGAACGCCAAAAGGGAAAAATCAGTTTTGGGACATATTCCAAACAGCTAAGAAAACACCTGATGAGTGGTTTCACCTTGTCCTAAAAGCTAGTGAGTCTGGACTGCTACCTGATACAGAGCTACGGGCAGCTGCCGCACAGATCAGCGATGACCAGTTCTTACAAGAATACGAGTGTTCGTTTGAGGCGGCAATATTAGGCGCTTTCTATGGCGAGGACTTACGCAAGATCACAGATGCAGGGCAAGTTAGGCGTGTTGACTACGATCCGCACCTGCCAACTTACACAGCTTGGGACTTAGGCTATCGAGATGACACGGCTATTTGGTGGTATCAGGTGGTACGCAACGAAATACACATCATTGATTATTTTGCAATAAGTGGTGCAAACATTGCAGAAATAGCTAAAATAGTCATAGAAAAGCCGTATAAATACGCAAAACATTACCTACCGCACGATGCGAGGGCTAAAACTCTAGCAGCAGCGGGTAAGTCTGTAATTGAGCAATTGGCTGAGTTTTTAGGCATTAACAACCTAGCTATCGTGCCTGATTTGTCGGTGCAAGACGGGATTCAAGCGGTACGTCAGATGTTGCCGCAATGTTGGTTTGATAGCGAACGAACGCACGATGGGTTAGAGGCTTTACGGCAATATCAGCGGGAATACGACGAGGACAAGAAGGCATTTAGGCAAACGCCACGGCATGATTGGACAAGCCACCCAGCTGACGCATTTAGGATGTTGGCGATTGCTTGGAGGTTAGAGCCAAAGGTTAAACAGCCAGACATGGTTAAGCCTTTGATTGTCGGGCCTGAGAACACAGTAACTTTGAATGATATGTGGGCAACCCACACAACAAACCGGAGTAGACGATTATGAGTGGCGTACCTTATCCATATGAGTATCAATACGAACACGTTGCTGTAAGCCAAACAGCACAAGTCTTAGGCGGCACAGGCGCAACTGGTGACTATATCCATCGTTTGCTATGCACCGTGTCTACAGCTGCAACAGGTAACGTCATCTTGTTAGATGGGACAGGGTTTTCACACACGATTCAACCAGCATCGCCAGGCTCAGGCATTGGTCAATACAACATTGAAATCAACGCTATCTCTCGCAATGGCCCGTGGAAGATTACAACTGGCGCAGGCGTGGAAGTGTTAGCTATTGGCATCTTTAGCGCATGATCGTAGCAAGCGTATTGCGGTCAGGTGGTGATTTCAAGCCTGCCCACGTCTATGCGCTGCAAAAGATGTGCGCTAAGTATCTGCCATTGCATGAGTTTGTGTGTCTGTCAGACGTTGAGTTAGAGTGCAAAACCATCCCTTTGCTGCATGACTGGGTTGGTTGGTGGGCAAAGATGGAGTTATTTCGGCTACCAAGTGCGCTGTACTTTGACCTAGATACTGTGCTGACTGGTGACTGTACGGCGATGATTGAGGCGGCAAAACAGCATGACTTTGTGATTATGCGTGACGTTTATCGGGGTCAGTACAACCCAAAAGCCATGCAAAGCAGCATGATGTACTGGTCTAAACCTGTTGATTTGTACGATAAGTTTGCAGCATTGCAGATGTATACGGCGGGTGGTGACCAGACTTACATTGAACACTTTATGCGGGACAAAGTGACATACTGGCAAGATATTGCAGATGGTATTGTAAGTTTTAAGGCTGATGTGCTGCCCAAAGGGTTAGACGATGCCAAGGTGGTGATATTTCACGGCAAACCTAGACCGTGGGAACAAACAAGGATACCGTATGAAATTGGTTGAAGGCTGGCAAGTTCCCGATATTGACGAGTGCTGCATTAACGCACTCTTGGTCGAGCTGCCAGACTTAAATGTGAGCTACACCCACCTCAACCAATTCCGCACAGTCATTCAGGCCGGTGGCAATATCGGCGTTTATCCCGCTACGATGGCAGGGCAATTTGAGCGTGTCATTACAGTCGAGCCTGATTTAGTCAATTACCAAGCGTTGCTGCTAAACGTTGCAGGCCACGCCAACATTGAACACCATTGGGCTGCATTTGGTGACAAAATTGGCACAGCGTCAGTCGATCACCCATACCCTGAGAACATTGGGGCGCACCAGTTAAAGGCTGGCAATGACGTTCGGGTGTTAACCATTGACTCCTTTTGCGTAGACAACTGCGATTTCATTCAGTTAGACATTGAAGGCTACGAGCATTTAGCTTTGCTTGGGGCTGAGAAAACCATTAAAAAGACGTATCCGGTTATCACTCTTGAGCTTAAAGGCTTGGGCAGTCGGTACGGGTACAGCGACGAGGACACAATCAACCTACTCCAAGATTGGGGTTACGAGATTGTCGGGCGGGTTAACCGTGACGTAATTTTTGCGAGATACTAAGATGGAAGCATTGACTGGCGTTCAAAAGTGGCTGAATGTTATCAGCCAGTACGACAATGAGTTCAAGAAATGGGAGGCTCGCACAAATAAGATTGTAAGGCGTTACCGTGATGACAACCGCAATCAGAACACCAACGAAACCGCTAAATTTAACATTCTGTGGTCTAACGTACAGACGCTGATCCCTGCCGTATATGCCAGGCTACCAAAGGCTGACGTATCTCGACGCTTTGGGGATAACGACCCAGTTGCCCGTGTTGCAAGCCAGTTGATCGAACGTTCCTTAGATTTTGAGATCGAGCATTACACCGATTTTAGATCGACCATGAAACACGCAGTTGAGGACAGGTTCTTGGGTGGTCGAGGCGTGGCATGGGTTCGCTACGAGCCGCACGTTCGGGCGCAAGACATTCCTGAAGATGGGCTGCAAGTGACCGAAGATGTGGACGAGGTTGACAGCACAGGTCAGCAAGTCAAGACCGCTATGACGCTTGATGGTGCTATGGGTGAAGAAGCCGAGCCACAAGAGGAAATTGAGTACGAGTGTGCGCCTACCGATTACGTCCATTGGAAAGACTTTGGACATTCGGTAGCCCGTACATGGGAAGAAGTCACTCAAGTTTGGCGCTGGGTGTACATGACGAAAGAAAGCCTGATCGAACGCTTTGGCGAGGAAACGGCGAAATCCATTCCCTTGGATGCAGGGCCTGAAACCAATAAGCAGTATTCGACCCAATCTAAAGACTTCACACGGGCGAAGATTTGCGAGCTTTGGGACAAAGAAAGCGGCAAGGTGTACTGGATCAGCAAAAGTTGCCCAAACATTCTTGACGAACGTGACGATCCGTTAGAGCTTGAGAACTTCTTTCCGTGTGCCAAACCTTTGTACGCCACGATGACCAGCGACACGCTTGTGCCTGTGCCTGACT